AGTGTAATTTGGATCTAAATTCGGTGGCAAATTATTAGGGTCATATGCGGGCGCCGGAGCGATGATGACTATTTCGCTGCTCGGCGGAGTAACGACTGGGCCAGCAGGAACGACAGTGCCGGCAACCGGATTTGGATTACAATTTAGAATCTGAGTAATATCGCCGGGTGCTGATCCTGAAATCTGTTGAAACCCTTCTGAAGACGTATAAATCCCTGCAGGTTTAGGCGTTATGGTATTACCAGTGTCGTCTATATTAGAAGGCCATGCAGGGAACGTATATTCAGTACCGCAACTTGGAATACCATTAACTGCATTCGATGTTGTTCCGTTTGTAGTGAGCGCAATTTGATTTGGAATAACATCTGCAATATTATTATCCAAATCAATACCAACTTGCTGCAAGCGGGCTTGATTTCTTTCTTGGCGCAGTAGCGCTACTAGGCTTTGACCACCGACCGTAGACAAGTCCGAAATTGCTTCTAATGTCTGTGCTGCCATATGAGGGCGAGTGTCTAGTGCCATCTGAGGTAGCGAATCTACAAAGGACGATTGTGTGCTAGGATATGCGTTTAAGAAAAAGTCTTTAGGGACCGATACAGGAGGTGCATAAGTGTATCGAGTTCGCTGTTCTCTTGCTAGTTGGGTTCCTAAAATGTTCCAGTACGCATTCAGGTGTTGTGCAGCATCTGGTTTGTTTACTAAGATAGAAGCTATTTCCGCATTAGCCTGATCGATATATCCCTGAACTACCGCATTCATTGGATTCGGCCAACCAGTTGTTCCGGCTGGTGTATTAGTTCCACCCGATGTACTAGTAGGTGGGCATTCGATTGTTACGGTAGGAATAGACGTGGAGTCCGGACCGGATGATGTTAGTGTTACTGATGTTACTCTCCCGTACCCTGTATTAACGTGATCTACTGACTGTGCAAACTCACCGGTTTCGACAGTGGCTACTGCGGTTCCGCCGTTAGACAGTGTTATTGTAGGCACAGGTGCATCACCGCGAATATATCCACCACCTGGATGAGTGAGCGTTACTCCGGTAACATGATAGTATGTAGTGAGTGGGCCCGGAGGACCAACAGTATATGTAGTATATTGAACTGTTACTATAGCCGGATCCCATGTAACAGCTAAAAATAATCCGCGATATATTGCAGCCAAGTTATCAGTTTGTGCTTCTTGAATTCGCTGTTCTATGAGTTGCCATGGGTAAGGGAGGCCCGACATGCATCCAAAAAAGTCTGAAAGCGTGAGCGATCCACTAGGGCCGCTGCCTAGCGCCTGAACACTAGTCGCAAAATCTATCTGCGTCTGATCCGTAGGTTTACTGGTGCCATTGACTAAATTTAGATTAGATGTATTTTCAATACCCTTAACTACTTTAGCGAATTTTTGTATGTCAACATTTTGAATGTTTCTAATTTGTCTCATCGTATATGAGAATGCGCCTGCGGCTAATGCCTGATCGTATGGAATAATGTCCTGCAGGTATGAGGCGAATCCTTTAGGAAGCTCCGTATAATTTTCAGGATTAGATGCTTTATCAAAAATAGGAGGCTTACCACTAGGAATGATTGTTCCTACATATTCTTGTAGAGCAGGAGTGTCTAGTGCATCATTGACGCCGCCATTTTGATAAATGAGGTAGTAAGTTTTGCTGTTGGTTGTTCCTGCGATAGCATTATAGATTGGAACAGTTAATGCTGAATAGCTGATAGGGAACAACATCTTTAGATTTAGTAGATCCGCTAAGGAGTTTAGTCCTTGTGTCACGCATTGTAGAGGTGCCAAAACATGGGCTAAATTTTCACCTGTTATGATTAAAAATGCACCATAGATTTTCTGTTCTAGTGCCTTAGATACATTTGGTGTTACTCCACCCGTAATGTCAGATATTTCCTTAGTGGTTAATCCTGCAGCCAAAAGAGCCAAAGACAAATCTTGCGTGACTGCTGAATTTTTACCTATTGTTCTGAGTAGGTTGGATGGTAAACCAAACGTCTCGATCTGTTTTAGGTCTATAGCCTTTCCTAAATTTTCTAGATCAGTACCAAAATCCTTAGTGGAAAGATTTACACCAGATATATCAGCACTCATGAGGTCATCCATGTTGCTGTATGTTCCGTCTAAGAAGGTATTTGAGTTTACAACCGTACTGATCGTTTGATTTGAAGTACCGGCTGCTGAAACTGCACTAGAAAATGATGCACAAAATTCTTTATATTCCGGAGTAGTTGTGTTTACAGTAGTACCATTACAGTTAAATTCATTCCATGCCTGCAATGCATGAAGTCTAATATATCCCCATTGCGTGATCGAATTGTTAGGATTAGTTGTATTATAAGGGTACCATGTTGCATTTTGTTGTTGATCTACAACACCATACCCCTCAAGCGGATCTCCTATTGAATTACTATAGTTACCATAACCAGATGTAGCAGGGCCAGGAAGAACTGCACTTCCTGTGGTCTGTAAACCGTATGCTTGTGCAGCATTAGTCCACACACCAGCAGGATCCGTTACAGTATATGTAGGTGGCATCGAGTTGCCTAGAGCAGGAATAGTGTCAGCACCAATAGATATAAGATTGTTATATGTTGTCGTAGTTAACGTTGTTCCCGGAAACCAACCGCGAACATATCCGTCATTTATTGCCCACGTGAGTAGATGCAGTACTGTATTATTCAGTATACTACCAAATGCGTATCCGGCATTAGTCCTACTGATTCCCATATAAGATTGTGCTACTGGATTGATGACGAAGCCGGCGTTAGCTAGCAGCGATCCCAGTACATTAACACCTAAGGGACTTTGTTTTCCTGAATCAGCCATTTTTTATCCTAAGGCACAAACACGTCAGGACTACCCTGATTGACTTTGTGACCACATGTAGTCCCAGAACCTACACGAAGGACCGCGACACCATCAGCAAATACGCTAGGACTACCTTCAGTAGTCTTAGAGGCATTATGCTTACCTCCGCCAGGGTGAGGAGTGATGTCGCTGACATGCAAACCAACAGCAATTCCGTTCGCAAACACGGTACTGGCCCCGCGAACTATCTTACCATTAGCTTCCGTCGTATCGTTTTTTCTGGATAGCTTTGCCATTAGCCCGTGATAAACTTCTTTTTAGGTACTACTAGACCAGTCGTTGCTTCCACATACTTTTCAGTAATAGTGGCATCAGTCTTGCATACTAGTGAGTAGCTGCTATTATTTAGTCTAGGATCAGACTTCGTATCTGAAGTAAACATGGATTGAATGAGTCCCATACCTTGCGGACCAGGTGCGACTGATACCGGATTGTGAATGATCAATTCATCACCGTCCATACCCAAATACGTTGCGATCATTTCTTCGCCGCTGTGCATCTTGAACGAGTACACTTCGTTTTCTTCAAACTTCATATTACACTGACTCCGCTAAAAACTTAGCTTGTAGCTCGCGGAAGCCGCCGACATACGCTCCGTCTAAAAAGATTTGCGGAACAGCGCGAGCGTTTGGAATTGCCTCAAGCAAATCTTCTATTGCGTATCCTGACCCGATCTTACGTTCTTCATATTCGATTCCCTTAGAATCCAATAGAGCCTTTGCTTGCACACAGTAGGTGCAATTTTCCTTTGACCAAATTAATGCCTTCATTTCTTCTCCTTAAATATTGGGTAGTTCATCGTAATTTAGGTCATGTGACATGATTCCGACTACGTAATTAGTACTTTCTGACTCTTGCAGCGCCGTTTGTTTCTTACTAGTATCCATGTGTTTGTTGAACCATGGAATAGGAGTGGACTTTGGAGCCGGATTCCAATACTTAATACCAATCTGCTTCAATGCATCTACAGCATTGTAATCCACAAAATCTATCATGATTCGTTCGTTAAGACCTATAACCGGGCCCTTCTTGAACAGATATCCGGCCCATTCCTTTTCTTCACGTATAACATCTTCATAAATCTTACGGACTTCTGCTTCGCATTCATTTTTTGCTCGCAAAAATCGAGGATCTTCTTTGATCACTTGGTTAATCATCCAGGCAGTCCACTCTTTGTGCAGTAACTCATCTTGTAAAATAAGACTGATGATGTTGCCATTACCCATAAAGATTTTGTTTTCTACCATCGCAAGTGACGTAGCAAATGAAACCATAAATCGAAAAGCCTCAAGTGCATAAGATGCATGTAGCGCTAGCCAAATAGCATTAATGTGTTCTTCCTCAGAAACATCAATACCGCATTCTTTCTTACAATTTAATAGATGTAAACGATCATAGTATTCACCTACACTTGCAGCCATATCGATGATTTCTCTAGTATCGTGAACGGTGTTGAAAACTTCCTTAGGGACGTTATAGATGTTACGAATAATGTGTGAATACGCCCGAGAATGAATATTTGTTTCAAAAAAGGACCAATTGGACATGATTGCTTCTAGTTCCGGAATAGAACATGCTGGCGTAAACACCTGCGCAGGTGCTCGGCCTTGTATACTATCTAAGGCTGTCTGTCTCAATAGGTTACTAGTAAACATATGTGCTACTGTCTCGCTAGCATCTTTCATGTCATTGGCATCTTTAGTCAAACTGATTTCTTCTGAAATCCAAAAGAAGCCGCGGGCAGTTTGCTCTATTTTTGCTAGCTTATTATATTTTACTTCCTCAAATCGTTGGATGGTTACGGGACCTGCTGGATCCAGGAACATCTTGCGATGCAGGTAGTCTGTCTTGGTATTGAGATTGTATTGCGCTTTACTCATATTATTTTTTAGATCCAATGTTAGCCGGAGCATTACCACCAACCGGATATGTCACACCTTCTGCGGCCTGGGTAAATCCAATCTGGCCAGGTTTAACATGATCGTTAGTCCAAGGACTTTCCATGATAGGTCCATAACACGAAGCCAACTTTACTCCATTGACTTTTTGTGCTTGGATCTCGCATGGAAAACTCCACATATTGCTCATACCGGTTGTAGGCGTTGTGCCAATAGTGAAGCTTCTAAATTGTGCAGGTGCCACCGCCCAAGTGGGTTGTTGTGGATAACTGGTCTGGGCTGGAATGCCAAACAAACTCCAAATTTTACCTGGACCAGGAGCATCACATGACCCATTCATCAGGTTTAGGTTGGCCACAGCATCACCGTGAAGTATTGGACATACTGCCATGCCTTCTTTGAATGTTTTGCCATTGACCTTCATGGTTTTACCTGTTGGCGTAGTTGGACTTGCGGCACATAGAGCATAGTCAATATTTTTACAGACATGCAGTGGCTCAGCTAAAACTGCGCCGGCGCCGCCGGCGAATAATACTAATGCTGTT